ATGTATCACGTGCTTATGCTGAACGCCCGCCAGAAGATCTATACGATGATCTAGCATTAGAATTTCAAACAGTTACCCGTATCCTACGTAAATGTAGAATTAATTAGCCAAACACCGTAGACACGCATATATAAATGTAGTATAATATATTTTTCAACAAAGGAGAGCCATATCATGGCATCAAAAATGTTTTCAGGTGAGCAAAAAGCTAAACTAACTCAACTAATTAACGAAGGTATTGCGGTATTACAAGAAGTAGAAGATTTGAGCGCAGGCTTGAATGATACGGTAAAAGCAGTAGCAGAAGAATTAGAAATCAAACCTAGTTTGCTCAAAAAAGCGATTAAGATCGCTCAAAAATCAAAACTAACCGAAACCAATGCTGATCACGAAACAGTTCAAGATATTCTTGAAACAGTTGGTCGTACGGTTTGATCGATTGGCACGCGACCTGGAATTTTGTCAAAAGGGATTGGCATAGCCATCCCGTTAGATTATGTTTAGAAATATGTAATTGGTTATTAAACATAGTAATAGCACTGTCGGTTAGCCTAACAGTGCCCTATACTGATTGGCTGGTTGTTTACCCAATTATATTTGTAGCATTAACTATCAGCATGTTTACAAGTATCAGTCGTGGAAGTTTTGGACTATTGATGACTACTATGACGCTTTTTATCATTGATGGTATAGGATTTTACAGAGTATTAGTGTTATAATTAGTAAAACGCCCACCCGGGCATGAAGAGTGTGTGTGAGCTAGAAGTCGCACAAAAAGGAAATAAATGAGTTACGTAGACGCACTATTTGATCGAAATAAAGATCGCATATACATCGTAGAACGAGTAAATGGCCAGAGAGAATACAAAGAGTATCCTGCCAACTATACTTTTTATTATGATGACCCTCGCGGTAAATTCCGCACTATATATGATACCCCTGTAAGCCGTTTCAGTACACGTGTGGGCAAAGAATTCCATATGGAGGTACGTATTAATTCTGGCAAACGTATCTGGGAAAGCGATATCAATCCCGTGTTCCGATGTCTAGAAGAAAACTATCTTGGGCAGAAGTCCCCCAAGCTACAAACAGCATTCTTTGACATTGAGGTTGACTTTGATCCTGTGCGAGGATTCAGTCGTCCAGAAGATCCATTCAATTCCATAACCGCGGTATCAGTATATCTTGATTGGCTAGATAAATTAGTGACCATGGTTATCCCGCCCAAGTCAATGAGCTGGGAAACTGCTGAAGAGATTGCTAAGAATTACGACAACTGTTTCTTGATGGAACGTGAAGAAGACCTGCTTAAAACGTTCTTAGACTTGATCGATGACGCTGATATATTATCAGGCTGGAATTCAGAGGGCTTTGATATCCCATATATGGTACAGCGTACCAATCGTGTCCTAAGCAAAGACGACACACGTAGATTCTGCTTATGGGGACAGTTCCCTAAACAACGTGAATTTGAACGCTTTGGGGCTAGTAATATGACCTTTGATCTTATTGGTCGGGTGCATATGGACTATATGCAACTGTATCGCAAATATACCTATGAAGAACGTCATAGTTATAGTCTAGATGCTATCTGCGAATATGAATTAAACGAAAGTAAAACACAGTATGAAGGCACACTTGATCAACTGTACAACAAAGACTTTGCTAAGTTTATCGAATACAATCGTCAAGACACTGCACTATTACATAAATTAGATACAAAACTACGCTTCTTAGACTTGGCTAACGAACTAGCACATGACAACACTGTATTACTACAGACTACCATGGGAGCAGTAGCAGTCACAGAACAGGCTATCATCAATGAAGCACATCAACTAGGCATGGTTGTACCAAATCGCAATCGTGATGAGCAATTTGATACACAGGCGGCAGGTGCGTATGTAGCAACTCCTAAAGCAGGCATGCATGACTACATCGGTGCCATTGACATCAACTCACTATATCCAAGTGCGATTCGTGCGCTGAACATGGGGCCAGAAACTATCGTAGGACAACTGCGCCAGACCATGACTGAACATTATATCAAAGAAAAACAAACAGCGGGCAGTAGTTTTGCTGACGCATGGGAAAACTTGTTTGGTAGTTTAGAATACACAGCAGTGATGAATGGTGAAGTTGGTACTGAGATTACTATCGATTGGACCAACGGTACCAGTGATGTCCTGAGTGCCGCAGATGTTTGGCGATTGATATTTGACAGCAACAAACCTTGGATCTTATCAGCCAATGGTACTATATTCAGCAATGAACACAAAGGTATTATACCGGGCTTGCTAGAACATTGGTATAGTGAACGTCAAGACATGCAAACCAAGAAGAAAGAGGCTACCACAGATGAAGATATCGCTTTTTGGGATAAGCGTCAGTTGGTTAAGAAGATTAACCTCAACTCATTATACGGTGCTATCTTAAATCCAGGTTGCAGGTTCTTTGATAAACGTATTGGACAGTCGACTACATTAACTGGTAGGACTATTGCTCGTCATATGGATGCATACATTAATGAATGTATCACTGGCGTATATGACCACACTGGTGAGGCGATCATCTATGGTGATACAGACTCATGTTACTTTAGTGCTTATCCGATGGTCAAGAAAGACGTAGAAGAAGGCAAGATGGAATGGAACAAAGACATAGCAGTGGGGTTATATGACAGCATCGCTGATCAAGTCAATGAGAGTTTTCCAGCATTCTGTGAACGGGCTTTCCATACTCCGCGGCGCCAAGGTGAACTGATCAAAGGTGGGCGAGAAAGTGTATCACTTAAAGGCCTGTTTATTAAAAAGAAACGTTATGCCATCCTAATCTATGACATGGAAGGGCATCGTTTAGATGGTCACGGCACCCCTGGTAAAGTAAAGGCCATGGGCTTAGACTTAAAGAGATCAGATACCCCAAAAGTCATACAAGATTTTTTAAGTGATATCTTATTATCTGTATTAACTAATGCAGACCGCGACACTATTATCACCAAAGTGCGTGACTTTAAATTACTGTTCACAGAGCGTCCGGCTTGGGAGAAAGGCACACCTAAACGTGTAAACAATCTAACCAAGTATACCAAAGAAGAAGAACGCCTAGGCAAAGCTAACATGCCAGGCCATGTGCGTGCGGCTATGAATTGGAATAACTTAAAACGCATGATGGGTGACCAATACAGCATGACGATCGTTGATGGTATGAAAACTGTGGTGTGTAAGTTAAAAGATAATCCGCTTGGTTATACTAGTGTTGGATATCCTACAGATGAAACACATATTCCTGCGTGGTTCAAGGAATTGCCGTTTGATGATGCTAGCATGGAAACTGGTATCGTAGATCAAAAGGTAGAGAACCTACTAGGTGTGTTGAAATGGCAGATCGCCGAGAACACACAGATCGCAACTACATTTGATAATTTGTTTAGTTTTGAATAATGTCTACATTAATTGAATTAGTTAAACTTAGAAATACTCTTGAAGAGAAACTAAACTCTATTGATTTTAGTCAGTCAATTGATTCAATATGTAATAAATTACTATTAGTCATGTCTGAAAATTATGATATCGATGACCAGAAAACTACTAATAAAATAAACAAGGCAATCAACGAATATCAAAATTTAATAAAAATATCTGATAATATACAGGATAATTTAAAACTTGCTATAGAAGATCTCAACTCTCAAATTGAGGTATTATCATCTCAAATTAATGCTGAATTTATATGTAACAATTCCGAACATAAACTAATAAAAAATATGTTCCAGCTTGATGCTGTAGCACACCAAGCTATAAAAGATCACATAATAAAATATGCAGACTGGCATTATCCTGGTCTCAGACTTGGATGTAGGAATGTAGGACAATATCAAATTACTCAAGATAATAATCAATTGGTCGTTGATTATACTACTTCAATTGATTATACTAATCTATTAGTAGTCAATGATCCGTTATACTTTTGTGATTTTTGTTCAGAATTAATAGAAAATGTCACTGGACATTTTAATAAACTTTATGCTAGTCGCATCAGAAAATATATTATTAAAGATCATAACCTCTCAGAATTGCCGCAAAACCAAATTGGCTTTGTTTTTAGTTGGATGTTTTTTAATTATGTTGATGTATCAACTTTAAAATTATATTTGCAAAGTGTTATTAATTTATTAAGACCAGGTGGCACCCTTATGTTCAGTTATAACAATACCGATATTCCTAGCTCAGCTAACATTAGTGAACACGGCATTATGAGTTCAATACCCCAGAGGCAATTAATAACGTTAATTAAAACCATTGGGTTTGAAATTATCGCAATGCGAGATGTACCAAATTCAGATCGTCTAGTAAAATACATAAGTTGGGCAGAAATACAAAAACCTGGAAAACTACAGTCAATTAAATTAAACCAAGTATTAGGAACCATTATATCAAAATAATTTTATCAAACTACTTGCAAGATCTAAATAAACCATATATAATCAATTATCAAAGGAGAATTAAATGAGAGACCATCTATTAGACATCGTTAAAAACACTTATGGCTTGGGCATTATTGACTTAGTTAAAGTATCAGGAACAGACGCGGAAACAAATATTGAAGCACTAGCAGAAGACCGTAGTGTTATTGTACAAGCCAAACTAAACGGACCAGTAGTAGAATTCATCGGTACATTTGGTATGCCTAATTTAGGCAAACTAAACACTATCTTAGGTATTCCAGAATACAAAGACAACGCTAAGATTTCGATTACCAAACAAGATCGCAATGGTGAAAGTGTAGCGACGGGCTTGCATTTTGAAAATGCCGCAAGCGATTTTAAAAACGACTATCGTTTTATGAGTCAAGAGATCGTCAATGATAAACTCAAAACAGTTAAAATGCGCCCTGTAACATGGCACGTGGAATTTGAACCAACTGTGGCTAATATCCAAAGACTTAAATTCCAAGCGAGTGCTAATGCAGAAGAAGCGAATTTTACTGCTAAAACCAACAATGGTAACTTAGAATTATCATTTGGTGATCACAGCAGTCACGCAGGTAACTTTGTATTCCAAGCAGGTGTTACAGGTACGTTAAGTAAAGCGTGGTCGTGGCCAGTTAATGCTGTTATTAGTATCTTAAACCTAGCAGGTGATAAGAAATTTAGTATCAGTGATGAAGGTGCGGCACAGATCACTGTTAACTCAGGTCTTGCTACTTATAACTATATCTTACCAGCACAGAGCAAGTAATAATGGATTATGGCCGTTGGGCACACCTTGGTCACAGATTGAGTGAATGTTGGGTTGATACAGTTCATAACAAATCCTATATTCATATACCTAAGAATGCTAGCAGTTTTATCAAAGGCATACTGATTGGCTCAGGTGGTTTTTGGTATCATAGTGAAACACTAGTTAATAGCGATGAAAATTTAATTGTCTTACGTGATCCCGTTGATCGTTGGTGTAGCGGAATCACTCAATATCTACACAATAGTAAATTAGATCTGTCAGTAAACGAAGTTTTAGATAAGATAACCTTTGATGATCATACAGACTTACAGACATATTTCTTGCAAGGTGCTGATTTAGATCATGCTACTTTTATGATGGTCAATGATGATCTACGTGCCAACATGAATGATTGGATACTAAACTGTGGATATAGAACCAATGTTGACCTTGCTATCGCGTATAATGCCAGCAGTGAGGATGATCGTATGACAACTAAAAACTACTACACTAAACTACTTGACCAAAACCCAGAATTTGTGTTAAAATTAAAGAAACACTTTGAAGCTGACTACGAACTAATTAATCGAGTAAAATTTTATGGAAATTGATAATTTAACCGCAAAGCAGAAAGACTATGCTGTATTCTTGCCAGCATTGAGTGGCTTTTATGCTACCTATGTAGGCAAGCAACGTTTCCCTATTAGGGAAACTGGTGACCTATATGTAGATCCAGCACGAGTTCCGGTAGACTTTGAAAATGGTATCGAGGGGCTTAATTGGCTTAATCCAGATGCCGCTTACTTTCCATATCATTGGGCACTATATTCAGCAGGACACGCAGAATTAGATACAAATAAAGTCAGTCCAAAAGAAGATATGATACGCAATCGTGATCGTAGTAGATCATTTGTCCTAGGTGACAGTGGTGGGTTCCAGATTGGTAAAGGTGTATGGGAAGGTGACTGGAAGAATCCCACGTGTCCCAAAGCTCAGAAGAAACGTGAGCTAGTGTTAGCGTGGATGGATGCTTATATGGACTATGGTATGATCTTAGATATACCGGCTTGGGTATGTCGAAGCCCAGAAGGTCGTAAAGCAAGTGGTATTACTAGTTATATGGAAGCCGTTGAAGGTACTTATATTAATAACGATTACTTTATGAAACACCGCACAGGTGCTTGCAAGTTCTTAAATGTTCTGCAAGGTGAGAATCACGCAGAAGCAGAAGATTGGTATCAACGCATGAAAAAATACTGCGATCCTAAACAGTACGATCGACCATTCAATGGTTGGGCCATGGGTGGACAGAACATGTGTGATGTGCATCTGGTGCTGAAAAGATTAGTGGCATTGCGCTTTGATGGACTGTTAGAAGAAGGCTTACATGATTGGATGCACTTCTTAGGTACAAGTAAACTTGAATGGGCTTGTTTATTAACAGACATTCAGCGAGCAGTTCGCAAATATCATAATCCTAAGTTTACTATATCCTTTGACTGTGCTAGTCCATTTTTAGCAAGTGCTAACGGACAGATCTATATACAGACAGAGATAGTAGACAAAGAGAAATGGGTATATCGAATGGTGCCCAGTGTCGATGATAAAAAATATGCTCAAGACACACGTAGATTTAAAGATGCTGTCATACAAGATAAGATCTTTGCTAATTTTACAGAAAGTCCAGTGAGCCAACGTTGCACTATCAAAGATATTTGTATCTATGCGCCCGGTGACCTAAATAAGATTAATAAAGAAGGTAAGACTTCGTGGGATAGTTTCAGTTACGCTATACAGATGGGGCATAATGTTTGGAGCCATTTAACAGCGGTACAACAAGCCAATCGTGAATATGATCTTAATATACGCCCGGCTATGTTGAATTCAGAAACAGCAGACAAGAAAACACCAAGGAACTATGGCATAAACAACTTCCGTGATATAGTAGATATGATATTCGCACTTGACAACAGAGAAGATGCTTTGACGTTAATTGAATATTACAACAAATATTGGATGGGCATCATTGGCACACGTGGGGCCATTGGTAAGAAGACCATGAATTCCAGCACTACATTTAACGATCTATTTGCCAGTGATGAGGAAATAGAAGAATATCACACAGACGACAGTGGATTAGATGAATCCAGCTTAGATAATTTAGAAAACCAACTAGGAGAATAAAGTGAATAAAGAAAAGTTACAACATCACCTTAAACATCTACAAGAACGTCACACACTACTAGAAAAGAAAATCAATGATGGATATAGTCATTACCTAGATGATATGCACCTTGGTAAAATCAAACACGAAAAACTAGGCCTTAAACGTGATATTGAAAATACTAAAAAGAAATTGGCAGAATACGATGAAGCGTGATTATACTGATGGTGTGAAAGAAGATATAACATACTTCACTGGTGTGGAGATTGAAAAGACTCCTGCATTTGGCATGATGACACTATTCGTAGTGGGAGTACAACCTGCAGAAGAAATTATAGCACTAGCCAAAGAAAAAGATTGTAGGCACATTTATTTTGGTGCTAATCAAAGTTTTCCTAATCTAGCCACAGATGATGCAGATGGGTGGCGACCTTGGAAACGTATGATTGATCAATGCTTGACCGCAGGCTTATGGTGTACCCTAGATTTTGATGTCGCAGTAGTACAAGGTGTGCTGGAGTGTACATTTATTAGTCATCGTAGATTTATTCCGCAAATTTCGGTAAAATTACCCTACTTGACACAGCTAGGATATAATGCTACAATTAAGCTAGACGATCTGGACTTTAATCATTCAAACCCAGGTGTTTGGTGTCATCGCTTACGTGATTTAACAACAACAGAGAGCTTTACTGATTGGGATCAATATGGTAAAGATGAGATTATAAAATAATGTATCAGCCGCATGAAATTCGTAGATTGGATATCGAGACTACTAATTCTTGTAATGCAGCCTGCCCCCAATGCGCTAGGACTCCCGGAGATGGGTCCGATCCAGGACTTAAAGATTTTTTAAGTTTTGATGTTTTTAGTAAAAAAATCTTACCATCTTTTTTAAATCATATTAATTTAATTGAGTTCAATGGGTGCACCGGTGACAATGCTATGCATCCGGATATCATTAAATTTTGCCAGTATGCCATTGAACATTGTCCTGGAAAAATCAGACTGTCTACTAATGGTAGTATGCGTGATGAAAAGTTTTGGGCAGAACTGGGAAAATTATTTTCACAATCGAGAACTAGCGTTCGATGGGCTCTCGATGGATTAGCCGATACACATGATTTATATCGTGTTAATACTGACTGGAATCGTATAATAAACAATGCTAATGCATTTATATCGGCTGGCGGCAAAGCTGAATGGCAAATGATAGTATTTGAACACAATCAGCATCAGATTGAAGAATGTAAAAACCTAAGTAAACAATTAGGATTTGTTGAATTTTCTCTTGTCAAGAGTGATAGATTTAATAAAACTGGACAGTCAGAAGTGTACAATAAAGGTTCTTTATCGCATGTAATTAAAAAATCTACTTTTGATTTTAAAACTGTTGAGTTTATTGATTGGACAGCAGAAGGGATAGCGATTGATAAAATTAATTATTCTAAAATTAATATCAAATGTAAAAGTGCAGATATCAAATGGCTCGGCATTTATGCAGACGGAACTGTTTGGCCCTGTTGCTATATGATGGGATATCATAAACTTAAACATGGCCCATGGGCTAAAATAATTCCATGGCACGATCAAAAGATTTTTAAATTAGGCGATTACACCATAAATAATTTACACAATCATTCTATAGAAGATATCGTGACTAGTGAGTTCTTTCAATCCTCTTTGCCAAATAGTTTCAAATCCAAACCTAATCCAAACTGCTTGACTCATTGCAATAATGGATCCTAAACGTAAATTTTTCTTACTTAAACAATCTAACCATTTTTGTGCGGCTCCTTGGACTAATTTATACTTAGAATCCAATGGTGATATACTGACCTGTTGTGTTGGGCAAACGGTATTAGGAAATATAAGAACACATTCATTAAAAGAAATACTTGCAGGAGACATCATTAGGAATATTAAAAAACAATTAATACAAGACTCTCCACATGAGAACTGTTCTGTTTGCGATAGTTTTACAACAAAAAATTCAACCGATTCTTGGCAACGAGGGCATTATAATAATATTGGCAAAAAAGTAGATATAGATTATGATGATGTTGATAGTTTTGTTCTTGGTGCTGTTGATGCCCGGTGGAGCAACACCTGCAATTTTAAATGTATCTATTGCGATCCAAGATATAGTAGCAGTATAGAAAAAGAATTAAATGTGATCTATAGCAACGGTGATCTAGGTAACCAACAACTATTAGAATTTATATTAGCTAATCAAAATAGCATAGTTGAGATCTATCTCGCTGGAGGCGAACCTTTATTAATGAAAGAAAATAGAGAATTCTTGGAACGTTATACAAATACCGATACTAGACTGAGAATTAATACTAATCTTAGTAACATACATGAAAAAAATAGCATATTAGATAAAATTAAAAAATTTAAAAATATATTATGGACTGTTAGCATAGAAAATACCAATTCAAGATATGAATACACCAGATATGGCAGTAATTGGAATCAATTCTTGATTAATTTACAGGCCATAAAAGATCTAGGTCACGAAATTAGATTTAACATGGTATACTTTATAGGCAATGCAATGACATTTTGTGATGATTTAGAATTATTAAAATCATTGGGCACAAATATTGGAATCAGCGTAGTCCCAGTAGTTGGGCATGATCCAATTGGTTCAAAAAACCTACCCAATCATTTAAAAGGGCGGGCAGGTGATGACCTAAATAAATTAATAAAAAGTCTTGCAAATGACATTAGTTTATGTAATAATATTAGTAATTGTCTTAAAGAACTAAACAAAGATCCCAATGGATTGGATTATAAACAATATTTTGATTCTTTAGATGCTAAAAGAAACACCAATTGGAAAACTGTATTTCCGGAGTTGATATGATACAAGCAGAACGCGAAAAGATAGATAGAATTATTCAAGCGAGCCAAAAGAAAGTTTGGGTCACTTTCCAACGTGAAGGTATCCATTGTTTTCCAGCGGCAGCTAATGATCCTAAACTAGCAGATGTTGCATTCTTAGCTAGTCCACACCGTCATATATTCCACTTCCGTGTAGCAATAGATGTATTCCATGATGATCGTGAACTAGAGTTTATACAATTTAAACGCTGGTTGGAAGCATTATATGTAAATACAGTATTACAACTAGATTATAAGAGTTGTGAGATGATAGCAGATGATCTGTACGCACAGATCGCTGCCAAGTATCCCGATCGTGATGTTTGGATAGAAGTATCTGAAGATGGCGAAAATGGGTGTTATGTTGAGTACAACTGTACTCGTCCTTATCAATCTGTCACTGTATAGGAGAAATTATCGTGGCAAATCCAGATTGGCTTAAGAAGTATCTTCGAATAAGTCCAGAAGTTCGTCAAATTTTCAATGACTTAGACGCATGGTGTAACTACTGTCGTTTCCGTATGATCAAGTATGACGAGGCCGACCTTTATCGTAGTCCAGAATATAAAGAATGGCAAGAACGCAGAAAGAAACGCCAACAATGGCAAGCCCGTAATGGCATTGTCTACAACAAACAAAATCGAGGACAATAATGACTGTATTTCTAATTGATCTAGAAGCAGTGGAAACTAGGTACACGGGGCAATGGAAGACCCATGTGCCTAATCTATTAAAGGAGGCAGGACATGCTGTTACAGTTATCCAAGGCCCTACCGACATACCTAACGCTACTACTCCTGGCGCTTTTCTTAACTTTGGCGGCACAAACATTTATAAAGCCCGACAAGTGGAAGAAATTGCCAGACTGTTTACGAGCGGCACGGTTGTTGATGGCGATCACTTTCTTTTTACTGATGCTTGGCATCCTGGTATTATTAACCTTAAGTATATGGCAGAACTGCTTGGTATAAAGGTTAGGATACACGCACTATGGCACGCTGGCAGTTATGACCCACAAGACTTCTTAGGGCGTCTTATTGGTGATGCACCCTGGGTGAGACACAGTGAAAAAGCATTCTTTCACGCTATCGATCATAATTATTTTGCTACACAGTTCCACATTGATATGTTTCATAAAAACTTGTTAAATGACCAACCACTTAATATAAGTAAAGATAAAATTGTACGCACAGGTTGGCCTATGGAGTATATGGAGAATACATTACTTCCATATAAAAACTTACCCAAACGTGATCTTATTTTATTTCCACATCGTCTAGCACCTGAGAAACAAGTTGAGATATTCCGTGATCTTGCGGCGTCAATGCCCGAGTATGAATGGATCGTCTGCCAAGACCAGACTCTGACTAAAGATCAATATCACCAGCTGTTGGGTCAGGCCAAGATTGTGTTTAGTGCGAACCTACAAGAAACATTGGGTATCAGCTGTTATGAAGGTGCCTTGGTAAATGCTATACCAATAGTTCCAGATCGGTTGAGTTACACAGAAATGTATTCAAGCATATTCAAGTATCCTAGTGCGTATACAGAATCATGGGACAGTTACCAAGCATATAAATCTGAACTTATGGATGTGATCCACTATCATATAGAAAACTATCCAAGCACTCTGCGTATACTCAAAGCACAAGCAGAAAGTCTGCACAACAACTTCTTTAGCGCAACTAATCTAATAGAAAATATTAAATAATGGGCTTTGAAAAGATCTCGGAGTTTGAACAGGCTTTAGCCAAGTTCACAGGTGCCCCTTACGCAGTCATGACTGACTGTTGTACTCATGCTATTGAACTTTGTTTGAGATTTGATCGTGTAAAGCGATGTTCGATTCCAGCACGGACATATCTCAGTGTGCCAATGACCTTGTGTAAATTGGATATTGAATACGATTATCAAGATCATGACTGGCTGGGCGAATATCACATCACCGGCACACGAGTCTGGGATAGTGCCCGGCTATTAAAGCAAGGCATGTATCGAGCAGGCATGCTTCAATGTTTGAGCTTTGGATTTGATAAACCATTGTCAATTGGACGTGGCGGTGCTATACTTACAGATGATATAGAAGTATATACTGTACTCAAACTCCAATGCTATGACGGTCGTGATCTAACTATTAGTCCTTGGGAAAATCAAAAGATATTCCATATTGGATATCATTATCGTCCAACTATAGAAGAAGCTGTGACTGCATTAGAGCTATTACCAAATATAGATCAAGAACCCAAACCAAAACAATATCCCAACCTACGTGATATCACTATTATCAAATAGCTTGACCTTAACCTAAATAACCTATATACTAATAACATATCCCAATCCACTGGGTTAACATCGGAGACATGAATGGAAGATAAAGCAATAAGCGAACGCATCCGCGAACGTATCCAAGCATCAAATACCAGATTCTGGGCTGGAGATAATATCTCTACACATATATTAGACAGCGAAAAAGCAGAATTGATCAACGAACTAACTACCAAATTTGAAGGTGTGCTAGACAGCCTAATCATTGATCGAGCTAATGATCCAAATTCACGTGGCACAGCACACAGACTAGCTAAAATGTATATCTATGAGATCATGTCTGGTCGTTATGACCCATTACCAGATGCTACAGCTTTTCCAAATGACAGCGAAGACCGTTATGAAGGCATGCTAGTAGTTCGTAGTGAATTACGTAGTATGTGTAGTCATCATCATCAGCCTGTCGCAGGTGTAGCCTACATTGGTATCATTGCCGCACAAAAACTAATCGGATTATCAAAATATACACGCATAGCACAATGGTGTGCTCGACGTGGAACCCTACAAGAAGAATTATGTAATAACATTGCCAGAGAAATCATGAAAGCCACTGGCAGTGAGAACGTAGCAGTCTACATCCAAGCAACACATGGATGTTGTGAGAATAGAGGCATCATGGCACATAGTTCATTGACTCAAACCACAGTACTCAAAG